CCGCAGGCGGGATTTTATCCCCGATGAAACGAATTGATCCATGACCGAAAAGAAAATTCCCGGAATATTCGAAAATTGCAAGATTTCGCTGAATAACGCTGGCTCTTGGATTGGTCCAGCCGATCTAGGTGCTGTCACGACTTTATTGAGATTGGCACGTCTAATTGATGACCTTCTTGACATGGGCGAAACAAAAGATCTTGCGCCATTGTTGTCCAGGCTCTCAACAATTATGGATCAGCTGCAATTGACCCCGAAGTCTAGAATTGATCAGGACCTATCAACCAAAAAGGAAGAATCCAATGGCGACGAATTCCAAAACACTTATCTACGGATCGTCAACACCAAGGATCCAGTCAAGTCCAATCCAAGGAAGAAGCCTGGGTCCCCTAGTAAGTGATCTTGCCGACCACATTGGCATTCCGTTTATGCCGTGGCAAAAGTACGTCATGGACGACGCGTTAAAGGTTGATAACGACAACAAATGGATTAGGACTACAACGGGGATCTTGGTTGCCCGCCAATCTGGTAAGTCGCACCTTGTAAGGATGCGGGTCCTGGCGGGATTGTATTTATTTGGTGAAAGTCAAATGTACGGAATTGCGCAAAATCGCAGATTGTCAATCGATCACTTGTGGAAGATTGTTGACATGGCGGATTCGGTTGCCTGGATGCGTAAACGAATTAAACGAATTTCCCGGACGAATGGATCTGAATCAATCGAAGTCTGGTGTCATCATTATCCGAACGAATGCGATGGACCTTGTAACCGTGTCCGCAAATTTGGTGTCTTAGCAGCTACCGCGGACGGGGCGCGTGGTGCTTCGGCGGATTTCCTATGGGTTGACGAACTTCGTGAGATTCAAGAATCGGTCTGGTCCGCAGCTGCGCCGATCACCCGTGCCAAATCAAACCCGTCCACCTGGGTATCTAGTAACGCGGGCGATCTGACTTCGACGGTCCTAAACGATTTACGCAATCGCGCATTAGCCGACGACAATTCTCGACTTGGATGGTATGAATGGTCCGCCGAACCTGGATGCCGAATTGATGACGTCAAAGCCTGGCAACAAGCCAATCCCGCGCTTGGGTACACGGTAGGAATTCAATCATTGGAAGATTCGGTCGCCCGCGATCATCCAGACACAATTCGAACCGAACTATTGTGCCAATGGATTCAAGCATTGGACAGTCCCTGGAATCTCGAAGAATTTGACGCTGGAACGGATCGCACGTTGGTCTTGGATTCTTCAGGCGTTCCAACATGGGCGGGGCTTGATCTTGTATTTAACCGAACCGAAGCCTTCTTGGTAACAGCGCAAGAAGTCAATGGGAAGCTGCGGGTATTCCTTCATCAATGGAAAAAGGATGGTCCGATAAACGATCGGGAACTTGCGTCAGAAATTGCCGTCATCGCCAGACAATACAAAATTAGACAGATTGCATTTGATCCAAATACCGGTGGATTCATTGCGCCGATTCTTCAAAAGGCAGGGATCAGGATGGAAAGCACACCATGGTCATCCGCTTATTTCGCTACGTTATGCGATGTCACAATGTCATCGATGAACGCGGGCAGAATCGTCCACACGGGACAAGTCGAACTTCGGACCCATCTTGCAGCTTGTGCCAGGCGTCCCGCTTCCGATGGTGGATGGCGAATCGCCCGCCGTGCTAGTCAGACACCAATTTCCGCAGCTGTCGCGATGGTCTTAGCCGTTGGACACGCGGAAGCACCGCGGACGCAAGTTGTCTCGGCTGTCGTGTAATCTGATTACGATCCCGAAGGTTATTCTTGGCACTTTCGGGATCATTTATGTAACAACACGCGTCAAATTGTTTCATTATTTGCATTGGACAAAATAAACGTCAAGCATGGGATCATGGGATTCTTGAATGCGTTTCGCATCACTAACGATGAACCATTTACGCCAGGCATGAGCGTTCGCGCAGCTACATTGGCAGACATCCCATATTCAGGATTATCTTCGGCATGGGGATTCCCTGGGGAAGTCCCTTCCGTTGTTACCGTAACCCGTGAGCAGGCGATGACCGTCCCTGCCGTTGCCCGCGCCCGCGGAATCCTTGCAGGATCTATCGGAACGATCCCATTGGAATCTTTCAATCGCATCACAGGCGCGAAGATCACAAACCGCACACTTATCGAACAACCTGATCCCGCACTTCCTAGAATCAATACGATTTCGTGGTTGGTGGACGATCTGATGTTTTATGGCGCAGCTTATCTTCAAGTCTTGGACGTTAGCCTGGAAGATGGTCGCCCATACCGCGCCCGACGAATCAATCCTGGTCGCGTGACCTGGAATGTAAGTCCCGACGGCACAATGATCACTTCCTACAATGTAGACATTAAGCCCGTCCCGAATACTGGTCTGAATTCCTTAATCGTATTTCAATCAATTGAAGAAGGCTTGATTGCCCGCGCTGGTCGCACAATTAAGACAGCGATTGAACTTGAACAAGCGTCTTATCGCATGGCATCCGAACCCGTGCCACAAATGGTCTTAATGAATGAAGGAATGAATTTACCGGGCGATCAGGTCGCAGGATTGATGGACACATTCAAACGCGCTCGCCGTGAACGATCGACAGCATATGTCGAAGGTCCAATCAAGTTAGAAGTTGTCGGTCTAGATTCTGCCCAAATGCAAATGGTCGAAGCCCGTCAATTCTTATCTGCCGACATCGCTAGAACCTGCGGAATTCCTGCCTGGTATCTAAACGCCGAATCCGCGTCAATGACTTATTCAAACGTGACCGCCGAACGTCGATCCCTTCTTGACTTCGGACTTCGCCCATACATTTCCATTATTGAAGATCGTCTTTCAATGGATGACGTAACACCGCGCAATCAGATCGTGCGATTTGCAATTGACGATTTCCTACGCGGAAACCCAATGGAACGCGTCGACATAACGATCAAATTATTGGACGCAGGAATCATCGATCTTGATGAAGCCCGCGCCATGGAAGATCTTGCGCCACGCGGGACCGAACCTGCCACCGATAACGGCACAACACCACCATCACAGACAAGGGAAATTCCAACCCAATGAGATTAGAATTTAGCGCACCGATTACAGCTGCGAACGTAGCAGAAAAAACAATCACAGGCGTCGTCGTGCCTTTTGGGAAGCCTGGCGCGACGTCCATGGGTCCCGTGGTATTTGAACTTGGCTCGATCAACGAAATCGATCCCGCTTCCGTCAAACTTCTTTTAGAACATGACAATCGTCGTCCGATTGGTCGAGCCATTAACTTCAGCGTCACACCTGGCGGAATAAACGGCACATTTAAGATCGCCGAAACCACCGCAGGCGCGGACGCGCTTATCGAAGCGTCGGAAGGATTGCGCGATGGTCTTTCCATTGGCGCGATGATCGACGCCCATGAAATTCGTGACGGGATAATCCATGTCACGTCTGCACGAATGATTGAAACTAGCCTGGTGACTTCACCTGCCTTCAATGATGCCCGTGTTACACAAGTCGCAGCTTCGGATCCCGAAGATGACGAAACAACCGAAACGATCGAGGAGATCGAAACTATGTCAGAACAACCAATCGAAGAAGTCGAAGTGGCTTCGGATGTTGAAGCGTCAAAGGTCGAAGCATCGACTTTCGGATCACCAATCTTCACACAGCCACGCGCACTTCCAGAATTGACCGCTGGTCAATACGCAAGCAAGATCTTGTCAGCACAACGCGGAAATCGCGATGCGATGGATTTCCTAACCGCAGCTGGCGAAGCCACAACAACGGACAACGCAGGTCTTATTCCTGTACCGTACCTACGCGAAATCATTGGCGTAGTTGATTCATCACGTCCATTCATCGACAGCATTGAGCGACGCGCACTTCCTGCAGCTGGAATGTCATTCAGAATCCCACGCTGGCAGGTATTGCCAACGGTTGCCGAAACCGATGAATTGGCTACACCATCCGACACCATGACCGAAATCGATGATCTAGTTGTTGACGTGGTTAAATTTGCCGGTCAACAGCGCGTATCGATCGAGCTGCTCGAAAGATCAGATCCGTCATACCTTGACGAACTTCTTCGCGGACTAGCTGCGTCCTACGCACAACAAACCGATCTTTATGCCTTCACCCAGGGCGTTGTCGGTTGTGGCGCATCAGGTGGAACAGGATACGTCGCAGCTATCGCTGACGCCGTAGCCGATTCAGCTGCCGTCATGCGTTTCAATCCAAACCGTCTATTGGTTGGCGCGACACAATACGCAGGTCTATTGTCTGCGGTTGACGATGCAGATCGTCCACTATTCAACGCCGTTGGTCCAACAACTAACGCAGCTGGAACAAACATCATGTCCCGCGGAAACGTAATGGGTCTTGATCTAGTGGTCGATTACAACATTGGCGCAACTAATATCCTGGCTTACCCATCCGCATATGCTGCCTTCTACGAAAGCGGAACCGCACAAGTCCGCGTCAACGTAATCGACACCATGACCGTGGAAATTGCGGTATATGGATTCGTTGCATTGGCTAACAAGTACCCAACAGCGATTCGGGCAATTACCGTTTCCTAGTTGAAACATCGTGAAGGGGATCGTCCTGGTCCTGAACGGTCCCCTTCACTTCATCCAAAGGAATTCAAATGGCACTTATTGACATCGATGATTTCAAAGAGATCTTAGGCGTCGGCGATCTGTACGCCGATTCACTTCTTGAATCTGCGATGGAATCTGCCGAAAATCTAATCCTTGGATTCTTAAATTTTCACCGCGCTTCAATTGTTGCCGTAACCATTCGGAACAACGTGGCAACATTCGCCACACGAAGCCCGCACGGTTACGTCATCGGACAGCAAGTCACAATCAGCAAGGTCGGAAACCCATTCGACGGAACCCGCACAATCACACGGGTCACCGAATACACATTCCAGGCATCGATTACCAATGCCAATATTGCGCGACGATTGAACGTGCCTGATGGCGATTGCATTCTTCAAGGACAATCAAGTTATTACGACACCAATGAAAATTGCCGGACCGCAGCTCTAATGGTTGCCGTCGACATTTGGAACGCACGTCAATCCGCATCGGGTCAAATGCAGGCTGTCGATTTCAATCCTGGACCATATCGGATGGGACGATCATTGTTGTCCCGCGTCGTTGGATTGATTAGCGAATACCGCGATCCCAAATCGATGGTCGGATAATGTCGAACAAATTAAGCGACGCCCGCGCAGCTCTAAAGACTACGCTGGAAGCGTTAGGCTACATCGTTTATTCCGCACCGCTTGAAAACATGACGCCACCGTGCTTGATCCTGGTCCCTGCGTCCCCATACGCGTCCATCGTGACCGTAGGATCCACGCCACGAATGATCCTGTCATTTCAGGTGACATTGTGTGTCGCAGCTAATGACAATCAAGCTGCCCTTACAAACTTGGACGCGATGATCGCAAACGTGTCCGAAAACCTTCCGACGGGAATTCGCGTCGGGGACTTTACACAACCAAAGATCGTTCAGGTTGGACCTAATGATCTACTATCAACCGACATTCAATTCGATGTCACAATCTAAGGAAATCTAATGGCACTTACCTATGTAACAGGACATGATCTGTCCTTATCGATTGACGGCGATTCGTATGATGACGTCGCAGCTTCGGTAACCCTAGCCGTCGAACCAAATCAGCAGACACTTGAAGTCCTATCTGGTCGCG